GGGACATTAGTTTCAGAATTTACAGATAATCTCTTGTGAATTTCTAATTTGCCACTAATCCGACTTTTAGGAGAACGATCAGATGGTCGCCATTTACAGCCTTCCCGTATCATTGATTCTGCAATCGAAGGACCGATATCTCCTCGTTTAGCCCAAGTCGAAGAATCCAATACTCCGTAAGATATGTACTCACCCTCTTCCATCGAAAGAACCGTATTAGCAAAATCATCGGCAGTTAATCGGGTTACGTATAACTCCCGGTACACCCAGAGGGTATCGTCATAATCTACAGCAATCCATAACACACATGCAGGAGAAGAATAGCCCCAATCGCAAGTTCTAAACCTGACCCAAGTATTGGGTATCTCAAATGGAGCAACGACATGAACATCTTTATTAAACTCTGGGAATGCTGCTGAATCAAATGCATTCCAATCCCCTTCCAAGAATTGCCTACGCTGTATTTCCGGTAATGATGCCAACATGATAAGATAATCATCTGTCTGCATCAGATAAGGATTATCTTGTAGCTTGGCAGGAATGAAACGCCGTGAGATACTCTTTACACCCACAGGAGTTTCAATGCTTACTTCAAATGGCTCTCCTGGGTCTTCAGGATCAACAAACATTTCCTTGACCCAATGTGATCCTATATTACCGGGATTTCCTGTTGCTCTTAAATATACAGGAATTTCAGGATCAACTGACCGGAGAGATGAGCGGAGAAAATTATAAACTTCAGGGGATGGATACTGGGGCAACTCATCAATTCCGATCCAAGTGTATGACTGCCCTTGATATCGTAACGCATCCCCCAAAGACTCTGCGTAACCAAACTCTACTCTTGCACCAGAAGGGAACCTCCACTCTTTCTCTTGTTCCCTCCACTTAGCACCGGGGAATGCCTTTGAGTATAACTTCAGGGAATGGTTGATCATGTCCCTTAGTTCTGGCATTGTTCTTCGTATAAGTAATGCCCTGTGCATTGGTTTGTGGCAATATCTCAATGGGTCTACAAGCATAGCATAAGACTTGCCACCACCCCTAGCACCCCCATAAAATACTTCTCTTTCACCTGCTGCAAGAAAGTCTGTTTGTGGACCATCGTTTGGGACGAAAATTACATCCTGGTCCTTAACGTATTCTTGAACACTTGGGGGTAACCTACTAATATCATCCGGGGTTACAATATTGGATTCACTATTATCGAATTTTGCTATATTCTCTTTTGCGCCAGTATAAGACTTCTTGGCGGATTCAAGCTTATCTCGCGCCTTTTCGACATTATCTTTTTTAACCTTGAGATTTCTCTTTACCGATCTCTTGGCTTTTGTCTTAATACTTAAGGCGGGGCTTTTACCCTTTGTGCTTTTTCGTGGCCTTCCAACAGACGGGGACTTGGATTTAGGAGGAGCTACCACTCCCGGTTCAGAACCTTCCTTAGCCCCATTGTCGTTATCGGCCTTCCTGTCTTTCTGTGCAGCCACTCTGAAACTTCCTTGTATGTGCAACTTTCGATGTATTCTTTGGCTTTCTCAATAGCCTCTAATTCTTCTGGAACCCCTATGATGTAATCCGAATCATCTTCATTTAATTTGTATCCATAGGGGATTGTTCTAGCTTTGCGTTTCCTTGATTCCGGGGTGTCACTAGCGATACTCATTTTCAGCAGGACGGACGCCCCCTCCGTTTGCATAGTTCTTTACAAGGTCACCATATTTTGGCACCTCCCCAAGATCATACTTATCGCCCGTGGAAGTAAGCTTTCCCCACAACGATTTCTTTTTTTTCTTTGGTAAATATCCGATATCGACTGTAGGCCCTTTTGCCATCCACGTAGGCCCTGTAGGCCCTTTAGGCTTTGGCGTAGACTTAGACGTAGACTTTGAAGAATCCGGTCTATCAGACCCTTTAGGCTTACTTCTTCCCGTATCTTCCCTAACCTTTTTTATCAATTTATCAAGGTCTTTTTTTGTTGTCATCTCTACTTCCCCTTACCCTACCTTGGCAGGGAGGATAAACAGACCTCCCATTGCTTGCATGTTAATATCCACCTTCTCTTTCTTAACCACGCCTACACGGTTAAGGATTTCCTTCGCAGCATCCATTCTTGTATTCATCCCCGGAGTACCGCCATCTGCTTCCAGACCACTGATGAGTTGGAATGCAGCTTGTGGGGAGTGCAGCGCAAGGATATTCTCTGCCTGATCTATAATCTCATTCTTCAAGGAAGATATGACAGTAGGGAAAGAAGAGGGAGCGTAACCCGCAAGTTCACCAGCGATTCTTGGGTTGCCTTGGGCATCGCCAAAAAGAGCATCTAGGAAGGCGGATTGACGCTCAGTTAGCTCCCTCTTCTTACTCTGGGTCTGAGGTAAAAGACTCATTGAAGTCTGTCCTGTTCAAGAACAACAAAATGGGGGGCACTAAAGCTGCCATTCAATTTCTTCTTATACCCAAAGTCATCTTGAGGCTGTAGCGTGGTATTGAAACAATCACAGACTTCAGGTGTGCAGCTTTCACAGATACAATCATCAGGGCACTCTTCACATTCACAATTCTTACAGGTCATGCTCTTTTTCTTTTTCTCCGTACACTTGTCTTCTTGTTATCTGATCTGTTTTTACGCACAGAAGTTACAACAAGATTTGAGTAGGACTTGTTGCGGGGATTGTGGTCCTTATGATGGACATCCCCGTTTAATCCCTTTTCGCCTACCTTCTTTAGTCTACCCCATTTCTTCATTTGGAGCTTTCTTCGTGACAAGTCTCTAGCAACCCGTCTTGCTCTCTGTTCGGGCTTACCGTGGTAGTCACGATATTCCTTCTTATAGTTACGTTTACGGCCTTTCTTAGGGGTAGCCATTACACGTCCGTAGCTAGGCCGGTTTTACATAGGTTAGCGTAATTCTTTTTTATATTAGGGGGATTCTTAATAATTCCACCCTTACGTACCCGCTGGGGCACTGCAAGGTCTATTCTCTTTTTCTCATCAGCTTTTCTTTTCAATTCCGCATCTTTGGCAGCGGCGGGGGATGGTCCCTTCTTAGGAGTTCCTTGTCCTGGAGGGGTTCCTTGAGGAACTGGAGCAGCACCCGGAGGAGTTCCAAGGGCACCAGAAATAAGACCACCTATATTGTAGCTTTTTCCTTTTGGCTTTGGAGGCTTATGCTTAGGAATGGGATTGGCTACTGTGTGATATGGGGATTTCCCCCTTATATAATCGTTTAGTGCGCCTCTCAATATATCATTTTTAAGTTTTTTTTCTTGTATACGTTTAGAACTATCTTTTTCCCATGCCTGTCCTGCATATTTATCGGAGGCTCCCGGTTTCTTCATAGACTGTCTAAATTCATCAGTCGCCATTTTTTTTGCTTGTTCGCCTCTTTTATAAGTTTTAACATCTTCGCTTAATTGTTTTACCAAATCTTTTGAACGTACGTCTTTTCCTTTTTTAGAAGATAGTTTATTCATAAATTTTCGATGCTCTTTTACGTCCTTTGGATCAGCAGGAAGTATTTCATTAGGGTCCGTCTTCTTTTTCTTTTTCGGAATATGTGCCATTATTTTTTAGCTCCTTGAGAGGTTTTTGTATTTATGAGTGCTGTTATTGTTTTATATCCAGGATCACTTAAACCTCCTGCCCTGCCTACAGCAATACGTAAGTCCTTAAGTTTTCTTAGGGGTAAGCCCTTAAGCAAATTAAGATCAGGAAGGGTCACTCTAACAGGGGACCGTGGGGCAGCATTTGGATTATAATTCTTTTGTGGCATTTAGATTTCTTAAGCTAAAGAGTTTAATATCCTTAAGAATACTCCCAAAGAAGACCTTGGGAATAAACGTAATGTAGAATGTGGGAAATAAGGATAGGCTGAGTATCGTATTGCCTAACGGGGTTACTGAGTGTATGTGTGCAACGTTGATATACTAACAACCTATAACTTATAGTATAACGTCCCTCAAAAATTTGTCAAGTCTTTTTTTTCAGGATATCTTAAAAGGGAAGGAATATGGCGGAATACTACGGAAAAAAAGATGAAAAAAGTTTCTTAGTTTGGGGGTGTTTTTGGGGAGGATGTAAGAAAAGTTACATTATGCCTAAAAAGACTTTATTTCACCCCTTGGGAGGGTCTTGGGATTAGGCAGTTTTCTGCGAATAAAGAAAAAAGATTGTGATATGTGCATTTTTTACTTGACAAATT